AGCCCCTGGGCCCGATCTTCCGAAGACTGGGCTACTGAGAGAGCATGACGCGCACGGGCCGCCGCCCAAAGACGTTCAGTCCATGCACGGCACCTGGGCAATCCTGGCGGATTTCCGCGGCCACGGCGCGACCTGCACGATTGGTGAAGACTCTACGAGGTTCGGCGAGGATAGGACGGCAACGAGCTTGACACGGGCTCACCCGCTCCTATCCTCGCTCTCGTGAGGGGATGTGGCTCAGTAGGCGACAGCACGGCTCTTCGGGGCCGAGGGCCAGCTTCATCCGACGGGACTCCCTCCTCGAACTCGGCCACTCCTACGCCGGGGTTCTCTTCTGTCATTCCCGTCCGGACGGCCCGCACCGCAGGTTCGATTCCTGCCGTCCCCACTCACGCAGGCGTGTAGCTCAGTTGGTAGAGCAGCGGGCTTTGGCTCCGCTGGTCGTAGGTTCAAGTCCTACCACGCCCGCCCTTGTGTGATAAAATGGCCCGCGGTGGGGGAACACTGCGGGCGGCCCCGGACAGCGAAGCCGAGCGTCAGCAAGAGCCCCCACCACTTGCAAAATGGGCGGAGTCGCGCGGGGCCCGTTCCGCCGCGTTTTCGACGGTGAACTCCAGTCCCTGCTCAGCCACGAGCGCGCGCTCAGGCCCCATGTCCGGAGCTGCATCCGATCGCCACCACGGGGGCCTTCAGCCGATCGCGGCTCCGCCCGCCCATAGGGTCGGCCGAAGGCGCTCGGGGACTGAAGCCCAACCGAGCGAGTAGTAGAGCTCAGTGGGCGTGACGCGCAGACAGCGCAGCCAGACGCGTCCTTCGTCGATCCGGCGCGTGCGCTGCCCAGGTCCGCGGCCGGGGCCGAGAACGAAGGGCGCCTCCAGGCAGAGCCAGTAGTGAGTTTCCGGCTCCGGGTTCGGGAGGAGGAACGTGCCCTCCATCAGTTGAGCTTGGCAGCGTCCGTCTTCGCGGCTTCCCGCCGCGCGCGCGTGCGAGCGTTCAGGAGGGTGACCGCGGTTTGCAGCAGGGCCAGTTGGATCCCTGCCCGGATCTCTTGGCCCTCGCTCGTGGAGAGCTCGAGTGCGTCGAGCTCCGCCGTCCGCGCGATGACTTCCTCCATGGTCTTCGGCCTGCCCTTGCGGATGACCCGGGCCAGCAGGCAGCTCTCACAATCGGGCCGACCACACCCCTCGCCAAGCTCGATGATGGTGATGTCCATGGCTCCCTGGATCGGCAGGACCGGCGGGGGACAGCACAGCTTTTCCGCCGGGCCCGGGGGCCGGATCCAAGGCGCAGTGTCCACCAGGCCCCAGACCCGACCCCTCGGGTGCGCGCATCGTAGCTGCACGCGACTGGTGTGGGTATTGGTGGGGGGAAGAAATCTCTTGACGCTAAGTCGTGACTCGCGACAGACTTGCGACGTGCAGGTTTCTGACTACGGATCAGAAGGCTCCAGGTTCGAGTCCTGGTGGGTGCACCACTTGCTGCCCCCGTGGCGGGGTCAGGAAGGCCGTTCCGTCTCGCGCGGCTCCGCGTCGTCTTGCACGGTTTCGCACGACGACTGGTGGGGCTGGTGGTGGGGGCGGACAGCGAAGAAGAGCTGCCCTCCGCGGCGATAGCCGTGCAGGTAGGAGACCGCGGCGCGAACCGCTTCGCATTTCGTGTACCACCGCGAATCGTAGCTGACCTCCAGCGTCACCCCGGTGTGCGAGCGCAAGACGACGGTGGTCCTCACCGAATGCACGAGAGCTCGCGGGAGCCACCGGTCGTGTGGTAGTGGCAGCAAGTCTCGGGGTGGCCCGGGAGCCAACGGCCGAAGTGTGGCGTCAGCATCTGCTCAGCCTCGCGCTCGGCGATCGTCTGGAGCCGGATGCCCGTCCACTTGTGGAGCCGGGAGACGTGGAACATCAGCGCCTGCGCCTTGCGCCAGAAGAGGAATGCCGAGCCCAGCAGAAAGCCGTTGACGAGAGCGAAGACGAGAGTAGTGGTCACTGCGTCGGCCCCTGAAGCGCCTTCGCGTCCCGCCGCATCTCCAGCGCGAGCTTCTCGAGCATGGGGGCGAGCTCCAGGAGGTAGCCCACACGCGTCATCTGTACGGCGCAGCCGCTGCCCTTGGTCCCGCCCAGCACAAGGAGGATCACCCCCTGCGCCTCCAGCGCCGAGCGAATGATCGTGGCCTCGTCGTCGTACTTGCCCGGGCCGATGCTCACTGGAGCGGCCCCCATCGGACGACAAGCTCTCGCCGCCAGAGATCGAGAGCAAACTCAGCGAACCAACCGTCGGGGGAACGGAACCAACCGAGTGTGGGCCCAAGGCGACGCCACGCGCCGTCTAGGCGGTACAGCTTGACGATCATCCGCTCTTGTCCACTACCACTGGACGAGCGGTCGGGCTGGACAAGGACGCCAGCGCGGCCGCGGTGTCATCGACGCGAAGCACGGTGTAGGCGCGCAGTGTAGTGCGGTAGTCGGCGTGGCGCATCAGCTTCTGCGTGAGCTGCGGGGCGACGCCCATGCGCGCGAGGTTGGTCGCCAGGGTCGCGCGGAGCGAGTGAAGATCCACGACGCGCCCTTGATCGTCGGGCTTCAGGTTGATACCGGCCCGCTCGAAATCGCGCTGGCGGGTGAGGTTGGTGGGGAGCGTCGGGAACACCCGGGCGAGCGTGCTCCCCCGGGGCGCGCGCTCGACGATGGCGCGCAGCTCGGCGTGCATCGGAATCTCATCCAGGCGCTTCGCCTTGCCCTTCGCCATGCGCACCACGCCGCGCGCGAGGTCGAGGTCCCCCCAGGCCAGCCGCGCGAGCTCAGAGCGCCGCAGGCCCGCCCAGTAGGCCAGGCCGTACCACAGCTCCCGGCCGCGCTTGCGCGCCTCGGCGAAGAGGTTGGCAAGCTCGTCGTCGGTCAGCGCGCGGCGCTCGCGGCGGCGGTCGATCCCCTCCGCGTGATGCGGAAGAAAACGCAGGGGGTTCGACTGGAGCCGGCCGGTCTTGACGCACCAGCCGAGGAAGGTCGAGACCGAGCCCCCGTAGTAGTTCAGGGTGCGCGCCGAGCGCCGCTTCTCGTGCAGGAGGCTCAGCGCCTGCGTGACGCGCTCGAGCGTCAGGTCGGCGAGGCGCGTCGCCCCACTCTGGACCCGGACCCACTTGAGATGCTTGGTCGCCGCCGTGATCGTGTGGGGGCTGCGGCGGATCTCGGCGAGGTGGGCTAGGTAGTCCCTCTCGTGCTCCTCGAGCCCGCGCGAGGCCGCGTCAGCGGCCGAGGCGCGGGCAGGATCGACCACACCCTCCCGGCGTAGTGCCACCTCGGCATCGAGGGCGGAAGCGATGCGGACGGCGGCCCGGTGATCGGTTGTTCGGGAAGACCGCTCATGACGGCGCCCGAGCTCGTCGAAGTATCGGATGAGCCAAGGCCCCTGACCGTTGCGCTTGAAGACGGACGCCATGAGCCGATCATAGCGCGGAGCGGCGATTCCGCTCGACGAAGGTCTTGAGGTCGTCGAGCCGGTAGCGCACGGCGCGGCCCACGCGGATGCAGGCGAGCTCGCGGCGGTTGGTGAGCTCCCACAGCTTGCGCGCGCTGATGTTGAGCACGCGCGCGGCCTGGAGCGGCTTCAGAAGTTCCGTGTCCATGCCGACTCTATCGGCGCGCGAGCCCTCAGCGCTTGCGCTTGCGCTGGCTGTAGGCGCGCGCGGTACCGAGCGCACTCTCGCCGGCGTTGCCGGCGTCGGCGATCGTCTGGGCCTCGTCGCGCCGGCCCGGACGCGTGAAGCCGGTGAACCCCCGGCGCTGGCGCTCGGCCGCCTGCTCGAGGTCGTAGTTGGCCCGATCGGCGGGCGTGCTGGTCGGCGTGACTTGGGTGACTCGGTACTTGCGGGCCATGGTGGGCGTGGGGGCAGGAAGGAAATGCTCAGACGGAGATGGTCTGTCCGGGCAGGAGATCGAGGACCGCGCGCAGGCGGCAGTAGAGGCGGCCGCGCTTCTCGGTCGTGATGCAGTGCACGCTGTGCAGCGCTTCGGGGAGCGCCTGGCGGATGCGGCGCATGATGGAAAGAATCTCCCTCACCGCGGCGTGCGGGCAGTCGTGGATGCCGATCACGCGAGGGTCCAACGGATCGGCCGGACGCCGGGTCATCACGACGCGGGTCCGGCCGGTGGAGTCGAGCAGGGTACGCAGCGTCACCGTGAGCATGACGAAGCGTACCCGACGGTCAGCCGAAGCGCCCGGTCACGCACACCTCGTCGATGTTGTCGCCGGTCTGGAGGCTGATGAGGTCGAGGCGGATCGAGCTGAAGCGCACCAGCCAGAGGCCGGAGGGGAGCATCGTGCGCGCGGTGCCGCCGGTGAGCGCGTCGGTGAACCCGCCCATGGACCACATGTGCACGGACCCCGCGGTGTTGTTCGGGATCGTCGTGGCCGCGTGCCACTCGTTCAGCGTGAAGAACTGGTCGTCGAGCAGGCGCAGGCGGGGGCGCCGCGCAGGTGAGGCGATGACGTTCGCCGTCGTCACCACGAGCTTGATGCTCTCGATACCGACCGTCTGGTTCTCGTCGATGTTGTCGGGGTAGCCGGGGAAATCGTTCGGCCACACCAGGTCGAACTGTGTGAACGTGCCTGCGCCTTGGCGGACGGTCCACCGCTGGCCGGTGTTCTTGAATGTCAGTGTCATCTGAAGTCCTCGCGCCGCCGGGATTGGGGACGGGCTCGAGGGCTCGGCGCCTCACTCTCGCCCCGTCTTGGGGGCGAGTCGTTCGGCATTCGGGTGCGCCGGACTTCAGCGCTTCTTGGGGCGCGGCACGTAGCGTTGGAGCTGAGAGGACGTGCCCTTCTCGGGGATCCAGCGTTTCGGCGCAGGCTTGGGCTTCTGTGTGGGTTTCATCGGCGGGACTGGCGGATGGATTCGATGAGGGTGCGCAGAGCGGAGAGCTCGCGAAGGACGGATGCGTGATTCGCGCGGAGGAGCGCCTTCAGCCCGTCGATCTCCGCGTCCATCTCGGCACGCGTCGGGTTCTCGGGGTGGCGGTGCGAGCGCACGAAAGCCCAGCCGATCGCGAGGACGCTCGCGACGGCGGAGACGACGGCGAGGAAGGCGTCGAGGGGGCTCACGACAGGAAGCTCCCGTGCGTGGTGCTGCCGATGCCCTGCGTGTCCACCTGGCTCAGCGCGTCGTTCGGGGATCCGCCGCCGAGGAGCAGGCTCAGCCGCAGGAGCTGGAGCAACGGGTTCTGCTGCGCGGGCATGAGGCCCAGCATCTCGCGAAGCTGCATCTGGGCGGTGAGCTCGGGATCGTGCGCGGGCGTGGGCTGAGGTTGCCCCTGCGGCTCCGCGAAGGACATCGCGGGCGTCCCCGAGGGCTCGACCGCGAGTTCGCGGAAGAGCTCGACCAGCGTGGGCTGGCGACCGTTCCGCGTCGCGAACGAGCGGAAGACGTGGGAGGCGTCAGGACCGTTCAGCATGGCGAAGCACTTTCCGGAAGACCTTGGGATTGGCGATCACGAGCTCGAGCAACCGTTCCTCGAGACGGAGGATCGTCTTCTCGGCGAGTCCGAAATCGACCTGGTGCAGCATCTCGTGGAGCAGTGTGGAGAGCCGTACGATCGGCTTCTCGGCAGGACTGATTTCGATACTGGAGGGGTTTCGGAAGGTTTCTCCAGCCAGTCCCCTCTTCTCGAGGTGGGGGTTCAGGAAGACAGGGATTGCTCTCCCCCTCACCATCACCATCCCCACCTTCTTCCTCTTCTGAGGAGTCTTCTTGGTGGGCATGGGGAGGGATAGGGTGGGAGGGGGTCGAAAGTACGGCAGCAACGCCGCCGCCAACCCCGAACTAGTTGCCGGCCCACATGCGGAAAGCCATGCCGTAGCTCTGCGCCCAGAGCGGACCGTGTCCGTCGCCCCACGAGAGTAGGTGCGCCCACTCGTGCAGCAGCGTCTCGGCCTGGAGGCTCGGGTCCAGCCCAGCGTCCAGCAGCACCAGGAAATAGGTTCCCTTGTCCAGGCTCAGGCCCTGGAGTCCTTGCGAGCGCAGCTCGGTCGTCGCGACGAGCACGGGCTTCGGCGGCGGGAGCTGGAGGCGCAGGCGCGACTCGAGGGCGACCATCGCCGGATGCTCACTCCAGCGGATCTCGCGCATGGGCGCGGGGCCCGAGAGCGGCGTCTGCACGGTGGCGCCGACGACCACGCCGGCGAGAGGGAGCGCGAGCGCGCGCAGCACTCGGAAGAGCGACGGGAGAAAGACCAAGAGCTTTTGCCACATGGGATGAATCGGGGGTACGGTTCGGTATGAAGTTCGATTTCTCGACGTTCGAGCGGGTGTTTCTCACCGTGCTCAGTGGCATCTGCCACAAGCAGCAAGTCATCGGACCGGCGGCCTATCAGGCCGCGGTCACCAACGCCATCGACATCGCCACGATCGCCGAAGAGCGTTTGCGGCAGTACCGGGTGAAGCCGGAGGAGGCGAAGAAGTGATCTTCTTCCTCGCTGGCGCCGCTGTCGGCGTCACCCTCGGATTCATCCTCGCCGGGTTCCTGGACCCTCGCGGCAGCGACTCGCCGCACATGCCGTGCGGAGGCGACCATGACTGACGCTCTTATCGCGGCTACTTGCTTCGTCTTCGTGGTCGCGTTCCTGTTCTGGACGCAGCACGACCGCCCGAGCGGTCCGAGGTCCGCATGAGCCTCGTGCTCCCCGGCGCGATGCCCGAGACGGTCTTCCCCCTGGTGGGCTCGAGCCCTCAGGGGCTGGCCGTGGTGTCCACAGGTCTCGACGTGCGAACGCTCATGACCGCGGTGGTCATGCACGCGTTCTGCGTGTCGGGTGGTGTGGCGCTCTCGCCCCCCGAGCTCATTGCTCGGAGGAGCGTCGAGATTGCCGACGCCACCCTTGCCGCTCTTCGCGCCCGAGCGAGCGGTCCAGCCAGCCCGATTGCTCCCCCCGCCAACGGGCAGGACTGAGCGCGTGATCCAGGAAGCGCCGGACCTCGTCGTGCATCGCCTTGTCGTTCACTTCGGCTTGGCGGCGACGAGCGTCCTGCGCGAGGGCGTCCTTCCAGTACGCGGCGCCGATCGCGACAGCGTCGATCCGGTCGTCGCGCTGGAGGGAGCCCTTGTCGCGCGTGATGCGGGAGAGCTGGTGTGCGAGGCGGTAGGGAAACTGCGCGTTCTCGGCGAGGCCGGGGATCGGGCGCAGGTCCTCGAGCAGGACGCGTTGGTCCACCACGAGGCGGTGTTGCTGCATCACGGGCTCGAGCGTGTCGATGATGCGGCGCTCCTTCTGGATCGCGTGGCGCACCTCTTCGACGGCGCAGTGGTGGCCGGAGCGGTGCAGGTGGGGCTCGAGCAGGCGGGCGAACATGCCGTCGCCGAAGTTGGCCTCGGCGACGCAGAAGCCCACGCGTTGACGCGCGGCCATGTCGGCGATGGCGGCGAGCACGGTGTCCGAGTAACCCTCGCCGAGCCACGCGCGGAGCTCGAGCAGGAACAGGTAGCCGTTCAGTTGTCCGAGGACGGCCGCCACGGTCTCGTCCTTGCCGCGCCCTGCGGGATCGACAGCCAGGACCTTCCCCTGGTACGGGAGCCAGCGCTCGGCGACGAAGCTCGGCCCGAGGTAGCGGTCCCCGCTGAAGCCCAGGCACGGGAGCTCGGCGACGTGCTTCCCACCGTAGGTCACGCGCTCGGGCGCGGCCTCGGGATCTAGTGGCATGACGATCAGGTCCGAGAGCCGGAGCGGGAACCGCTCCATGTCCGACATCCGCGGGTCCAGCAAGAACTGGAGGCGATAGTGCGAGCGTCCGAGTTCCGCTTCTTTGGCACGCAGCTCTTCATCCGGGAAGCGCGTCGGCTCCGTAGGCTGACCCACCCGCTCTGGATGAAGCTCAAGAGTCTCTCGCAGTTGCGGTGCAAGCGAGTCCCCGAGCGCGGCCTTGAGATCCGCCGCCGGGTACTCAGCGGGCCAGCACCGCACGGTATACCCCTTGGCGGGCAGCGTTCGGTAGAGGGACTCCTCCGTGTGGTCCGTCCCAAGAACCCGAATCCGGCCGCGCGGCGAAAGGATTGATCCAAACTCGCGGACGTAGGCTTCCACGCGCTCGCGCTTGGCGGGCGTGTCGGAGTTGGCCTGCGTCTCCACGTCATCGGCGATGATGACGTTGGCGCGGTTGCCGGTGAGCTGGCCCGTGATCCCGATGCTGGTCATCGAGGCCGCGTGCGCGATCTTGGTGCCGCCCACGTCGAATTGGATCTTGGAGTCGCGGAGCGCGTCGATGCGCGGGCGCAGGTCCTTCAGCGCATCCCAGCTCTCGATAAGCTGGCGCGTGAACGTCGTGAAGTCCGCGGCGCGGCGTGCGCCACCGGAGACGATGAGCGCCTTGACGTTCTCGTCCATGCCCCACTCCCAGCACACGTACACGCTGGCGATCCAGGACTTGCCCATCCCGCGGAAGCCCTTGGCGACGAGGCGCGGCGGGCCGGTCGCGAGGAAGTGCACCACGTCGTACTGGATCGGTGTCGGATCCATGCGCAGCAGGTGCCGCCACGCGAGGCAGAGGAAGTTCCGCGAGTCCCGGAGTTCGGGGTTCTCACGGAAGGCGCGGATCACTCGTCGTCTTCGTCCGTGAAGGGGAGATCGAGCGCGGCCTGGCGCGGGACGTTGGCGAGGCCGTCCGGGTCGCGACGTTCCTTGTGGTCTTCCAGGAACTTGCGCGCGACATCGAGCAGCGCCGGTGTAGCGTCGCCCTTCTCGATGCGCTCGCGCAGGTTCATCGCGACCGCGGCCGCGAGCTTGTCGAGCTCGGTCTGGAGGTTGCTCATTCGATCAGCCAGCAGAAACAGGAGTCGGTAGGGGAGAGTGCGTTCTGGAAACGGACCCACATGATGGGGAGGGCCTGGAGCACGACGAATGCGTGGCCGGCGGTGTTGGTCTTGACCTGGCCCGCGGCGGCCGTGCCGGTCGTGATGACGGTAAAGAGCGTCATCCCCTCAACGGGGCTCGTGAGCGCGGACGCCTGCGTGTCGGGGGAGCCGCGGATGGTCGCGCTCGAGCCGGCGTTGCCCCCGAAGAAGAACCAGAACGAGATGACCTCGTCGCGGACCCCCTGAACCGAGAAGCGCGAGGACTCTGCTCCGTTGACCGTCGTCCCGTTGAGGAGACGGACCGCGTTCATCCGCATCGGTCAGGCTTGCAGCCAGGCGGTCACGGTGCCCGCGTTGCCGGTCCAGTTGAGACGCATCTCCGCCATGCCGGACGCGATCGCCAGCGCCTTCGTTCCCGCGCCGCCGGCGAGGCTGGCGTCCGGCGCGTGCAGTTGCGCCCACGGCGCTTCGGGGCTCACGCGGCCCTCCACGACGAACGTGGCGAGCGCGGCGCTCGACTGCACCACCACGAGGGCGCTGAGGTTCGGGCCGAGTTGATAGCTGAGCCCTGCGACGGGGAGCGGGCCCGTGGCCGCAGCCGAGGCCGCGACGAGTTGTTGGACGTTCTTGCCGGTGTTCATACGAGGACAGAGGTCGAGAGCTTCTGGAAGAGGAAAGCGAAGTCGGCTTTGTTCGAGCCGCCGCTGGCGAAGTTCGACCACCGAAAGACAATGGAGGTCGAAACGGAGAACCCGAGGATGAGTGTGTCCGCGAAGAAGGAGTAATCACGCCCGCTGAAGTCGGTGTTGGGGCGATGGATGCCGAAGTCGTAGTAAATGACCTGGGCACTCGTATCGTCATCACTCGTGATACGAATGCTGGTCTTGTTGGTCGTGTTGGCGACCGTGGGCATCGTGTTCTTGAACGTCCACCGGATGAGCCAGGTACCGGCGGCAAGCGTGATGCGACGCGGGCTCGAGCTCGAGCCGTCGATGTCCCCGCTGTTGTTCAGCTCCGTACGCGTCGCCCACCCCGAGTTGGTCGCGACACGCGAGCCCGAGTTCTGCGTCCAGGTCGCCACGGACGGATCAATGCCCGGGGACACCGCGTCGATCGTCGCCCAGCGCACGACGGTCGCACGCGCTCGCAAGCCAAGCGTGGTCTGGATCGAGTGATTCGAGAGGTCGATGTTGCGCCCGTCCGCCGTCGGGTAACGGGGCGGGGTGCTGCCGTCGAACTGCGCCGCGTTGTTGGCCGCCACGCCGGCGGTTAGCGTCGCCTCCGTGCCGAGCCCGAGGTGCGCGCGCGCTTGCGTCGGCGTGCGCTTCGCCCACTCCCCGGCGGTGACGAAGAGCCCGTCGTCGTTGTCACCCCCGCTGACCGTCGGGAGATTGCGCACGCCGGCGGCGGCCGTGTCGAGCTGGCTCTTGCGCAGGATGTCGAGGGCGTCCACGCCCACGGCGAGATCCTCGATGCGCTTCCCTTCGCCCTCCCAATTCCCGGAGGCGTTGAGGGCCATGCCGGGCGCGTCCGGCAGCGCGCCTACAGCGTCGCGCCCCTCACCCAGGAGAAAGAGCTCTTGGCGCGCGTCTTCGTTCAGCAGGTCGGCGGTGAGCCCGGCCGCACCGCTCGGGAGAGCCAGGAAGTTCACGAGGCGCGTGCGCGGCGTGACGCGCTGGACGGTGATCGTGGCGCCGGCGGCCGCCGCGACTGCGAGCGTCACCTGGCGCGGCTCGAGCGTGACGGTGGCCGTGACCGGCACCCCGTTCACCGCTGTGACGAGGTGTGACACGCTCAGGAATCCGAGGCCCCGGTCGAGCGGATAGGTCAGTCTTCCGGCTTCCGCCGTGAAGCTGACCGAGGACAGCGGCATCAGGTGGTGGAGGTGGAGACCTTCCGGAAGACGAGGCGCGTGGTGTTGATCCGAATGTCCGTGCTCGTCGCGTTGGCCGCCCGGAAGACGACGGCGCCGCCGCTCGCGAGCTTGAGGAGCAGGATGTTGTGCACGGGCAGGAGCGCGCGCGTGGTGGCGCCGGGAGACTCTACGTCCAGGTTGTCATTGTCCGTGTCGTACACGACCTGGGCGCCGGTGTCGTCGTCGTTGGTGACCTTGACCCGGAGCTGCTGGTCATTCCCAGCGGCAGCGTTGAGGTTGTAGCACCGCATCAGGTACTCGATCTCCCAGGTGCCGGCGGAGAGCGTTACCTTCTTGCCGGCGTTATCAACAACGATGTCCCCGCTGTTGTCCAGCGCCGTGAGCGTGCCGGGGGTGAGGCGACTTGCGGCCGATTGAGCCCACGTTCCCGTCGCGTCGTTCACGGGCGTCTGCTCGGAGCTCTGCGCGACGTTGCCGATCGTGGTCCGGTAGCGCAGCCCGAGCGCCGTGGTGACGGCGTTGTTGGAAAGGTCGATGTTGCGGCCATCGTTCGACGGGTAGCGGGCCGAGCCATCGAACTGCACGGCGTTGTTCGCGCCCACGCCGGCGGTCAAGAGCGCGGCCGAGCCGAGCCCGAAGTGCGTGCGCATCTGCGAGGGCGTCCGGACCGCCCATGCGCCGGCGACCACAGCCAGGGACTTGTCATTGTCGCCGGCGGAGACGACGGGGAGGTTGCCGGCGACGATCGAGGCCGAGTCTAGCTGGCCCTTCGTGGCCGCGTCCGTGGATGCGCTGCCGTTGGCGAGGTTCTGGATCTTCCGACCTTCGCCCGCCCACTGCCCGGAGCCGCCGAGCTCGAGGCGCTCCGCGCCCGCGGCGACATCGAGCGTCTCCTGCGCGATGTAGAGGAGCTGAAGCGCGCTCGTGTCCAGGTCGGACTGGCGAACGTGGCTCAGGTCCTGGAAGTTGACGATGCGCCCCACTTCGGTCGCGGGCGTAGCGCGGGTGACGAGGATCGTCTCCCCGCCGGCGATGGCCGGTGCGGCGATGGTGAGCTGTGTGCGCGCGGCGTTGATCGAGAAGGACGCCGGCGCCCCGTTGACCGTGACCGAGAGGTGCGCGCTCGAGAGGAAGCCCAGGGTCAGGAAGGTGTAGGTCTGCTGGGCTGCGACGCCGGCGAAGCTCTCGGTGCTGTAGGCCATCAGCGCTGCCCCCCGATGCCGAGCTGTTGCAGGATCTGCGGCCGCTGCTCCTGGCCGGCGATCAGGCGCCGGCGGAGCGTGACGTGCTGGTGGTCGAGCTCACGCACCTCCGGGAACTCCTTGCTCATCTGGCGGTAGGCCGCCTGGCGGTAGTCGTCGATCATGTTCTGGATGAGCTGGACGCGGGGGGAGGTGAGGTCGTGCGTGGACTCGGCCGGGATGCGTTGGTAGCCGGCGCTGCGGATCAGGCGGGAGAGCGAGTCGCGCAGCGTGCGGCCGCCGAGCTTCACGGTGCCCTGGAGCTCCTGCCAGCGGTCGTAGGCCGTCTGGCCGGACGAGGAACGGAAGGTCGAGAGGTCCACGCCGTTGCGCTCACGGTGCGGGGGCGTGAAGCCGTGGCCGAGGAGCTGGAGCTCCTGGGAGATGGCGTCGTGGCTGACATCGCGGTAGAGCAGCGGCACGAATGCGCCGGTGACCGAGGCCACGTCCGAGCCGAGCGCCTTCGCGCGGACGACGGGCTCGCCGAGCATGTTGCGCAGCGGCGGCAGCGTGTCGCTCAGGCCGGGCAGGCGCGCGCGCAGCGCGTCACCCATGCTCTGCACGTCGCGCATGAGCGGGTCCGTGACCGGCACCGCGGCCGCGAACTCGCCGGGGATGAGCGAGGCGCCGAGCGTGCGGAAGAGGGTGGGGATCTTGCGCTGCGGGTCGGACAGCGCGTCCATGAAGTTCGCGAGGCCGGCGAGGTAGGTCTTGTTGGTGAAGTTCGAGGCGAGCCCGACGGCGAGGCCCCACGAGAGGAGCTCGACCTCGTTCTGGTCGCCACGGTCGGCGAAGCGCGCGTTTTCGAGCACGTCGGCCGCCGTCCCGATCAGGGAGGCGAACGGGTCGAGGCGCGCGTAGCTGATGTACTTGTCGCCGACGCGGATCGAGTAGGGCTGCCACCCGGCGTCTTCCAGGATGCGACGGCGCTCGCGGTCGGAGGGCCCGCGCCCGGTGATCGTGGGCAGGCCGTTCTCGTCCGTCTCCGACGCCTTCAGCGCGACGAAGCTGGTGAGGCTCAGGCCGGCGGCGAGACGGCCGTGCGCATCCGCCACGCGGCGCGCGTCCTCGGACAGCATGTCCTGGATGAAGCGGTTGCGGGAGCCCTCGAGCGCGCCAGCGATGCCGGGGAACTTCTTCGCGCCGAGCGCGCCGACGAGGCCGGGCACGTCGAGCCGCTGGAAGGCGAACATCGCGATGTTGACCGGCGTGCGCACGAAGGGCATGACGAGCCGCAGCGCGGGGTGCGCGAGCACCGCTTCCTGCACGCGGTAGGGGAGCGAGCCCGGCGTGAGGGGTTTCGAGAACGTGGCCTCCTCCGCGCGCGCCTGCGCGAGGCCGGCGATCTGGCTCAGGCGCTGATGCTCGCCGGTCATCGTGGCTTTGCGCACGAAGTCGCGCGCGTACTCGTCGATCCCGACCTTGGTCTTCAGGCCCGCGCGCATCGCGTCTTCCACGCCGCGGTGGTAGAGCTGCGCGCTGCCGTACGCCTGGCCCTGATAGATCAGCTTGTCGAGGCCCTCCACCACGTAGCGCGCGGCGTCCTCGCCGACGAGGCCCTTGGCGACGGCGTCCCCCGCGAGCTGCGCGCGCGCGACCGCGCGGTAGTTGATCGACTTCGCGAACTCGTCCGTAGCCATCAGCGCCGCGCTCGGGAAGCGGAGCAGCTTGCCGAGCCAGTTGACGGCCGCGCCACCCACGGACTTGTCGTCGAGGCCCACGTTGCCGGCGGTGAGCGCGCGCTGCGTCGGGCTGACGATGTCCGACACGGCACGCATCGGATCGAGGAGGTTGCCACCGGCCTTCAGCGACGCGTGCGCGGCCTCGAGCGACTCCTTGAAGGAGTGAGCGAGGCCCACGATCTCGCGGACCCCATCTTGGATCACGGCGCCGTTGGCGGTCAGCGCGCCGCCGAGCATCAGCTCGAGCGGGCGGTGGATGGCGGTCATCATGTTCGCCATCCCGTTGACGACGAGCGTGGTGGGGCGCCCGAGCAGGCTGTTGTAGAAATACTCGTTGGCAATCGCCCACCAGCCCTTGCGCCGGCTCCCGCGCGCGAGGTCCATGACGCCGGCGACGCCGCCCTTGCCCTCGTAGACCATCCGGACCTTGGCCGCGAGGTCGTCGATCGACTGGGCCCCGCCGCGCTGGTGGAGCATGTCTTCCACTTGCGCCGGGGTGAGGAGGTCCGAGATCGGGAGCGTGGGTTCCTTCAGCACGCCCAGCCCGCGGCCCGCTTCGCTCTTGAGGCCGCCGACGGCGAGGCCGAACTCACCCAGCGTGTCCATGGCCTGCGCGAACTCGAGACGCGCGAGGTTGGTCCCTTGACCGGGGAACGCTTGATAGCTGGCCTTGCGGGTGACCCAACTGGTTTGGAAGTTGAACGACGCGCGGTACGCGACCATGCGCCGGTGGATGGACGCGAGGTCCGTGGGGAGCGCGCGCCCGCTTTCGCGCGGCAGGACGCCGAGGTCACGCTGCGCGTCCGCGAGGATCTGCTGCATGGTCTGCTGCACGTCCCCACCGAGGGACACCACGTCGGCGACGTACGCGAGCGCCTGCGTGCCTTGCTCGTCGAGCGAGATGCGCTCACGCGAACCGCGCAGCGGCTCGAGGAGCTGCTCCATCGCGCGCACGAGTTGCATGCCCCCCTCGGGCCCTTGGTAGTGCGAGAGGTTGAGGTCCTTCTTCTCGAGGCCCTCCACGAGGCGCTCTTGCTCGGTGAGGTTGCGCGGGTTGGTGAACGGGTCGAGGTTCAGCGCCTCACGCGACTTCGCGTGCGCCAGCACCTCGGTCACCTGCTCGTGGCTCAGGTCGAAGGTGTGGAGGATCTCGTCGGGCTGCGCCTTCGCGAGCGCGGGCGGCGTGGCCTCGGGCGCCGGCTGCGCAACGGCGGCGGGCTCGGGCGGCGCGGCAGCGGGGACGCCGCCGGGCAGCACGTCGCCGGGCGCGGGCGCGGACGGGGGTACTTGGGGCTCGAGCGCCTGGACTTGGGGCAATTCTTTCTGCGTGGCCTTCTGCACGGCCTCGCCGACCTCGCGAGCGGTCCCGCCGGCGGCGCGCACCGCGCGGCCCGCCTTCAGCCCGCGCAGGCCGGAGACCAGGCCCTCGGTCAGGGCGCCGAGCCCGAGGCCCTCCACGGCGTTCTTGAGCCGGCCCACGAGCTGCGGATCGGTGTCCTTGGCGGCCAGGAACTCGGAGATCGGGTTCTGGAGCGCGGGGACGGACTGGAGCAGGTTCGAGAGCCGGGCCTCGTGGCCGTCGAACACGGCGAAGTCGGTGATCGCGCCGGCGACGGCCGCGCGCAGGGCGGGGGCCTTGGTCAGGAACTCGCCCACGCGGCCCGCCTTGCCCACCCAGCCGAACACCGGGACGAAGCCCGCCGAGAAGTTGGCGACGCCTTCTACGAGGCCGCCGAGCCACGTCTTCGACTCGCCGAACATGCGCTCCTCCCAGTTGGGGAGCGCGTCGAACGCGACGGCGTCCGCGAGCCCATAGATGTCCTGGGCCGCGCCCTCGAGCCCGCGCAGCGGCGCGGCGAGCACGTCGCCCGCGCGGTCGAGCAGCGTCAGGTCCGAGGACTCCTTCTCGTCCTGAAACGAGCCCGAGATCAGCGGGGGCCGACGGGTGCGGGCTTGGGCCTGCGCGTCACGTTCGGCGCGGAGCTCGTTCAGGTCGATGGGCATAGGGGATCAGAGGTTGACGCGGCGGATGTTGTC